CAATCTGTTATATTTACAGGAGTTCCAAATCCAATAGTGATGAGATGAACTGGTCTAATATCATTTGTCGCTAGTTCATTCTTTACTGCTGTCGTTAGTGATCTTGTCATATTTTTCGTAACTTCTTCTGTTTATTTTTATACCATCAAAAACTTTAAATTTAGCAGTTTTTGTTGGTTCGTTATATTTACCTAAATCATTGGTAGTAAAGTCAATGTTTTCTTCATCTATTATTTCTTCTGCGATAGCATCAACATTAATCCAATATTTTACTTTATATTTCATTATAAAGCTTCTTCAACATCTAACTCAAACTGATATAAAAGGTTTCCATCTTTATCAGCACCTACAGCACCAAATTCTTGAACATCATTTGTAAGATGAACTGTGAATGGAACATTGTCGTAAGTAACAACCGAGTCATCTGCAAGAGCAGTAGTAAGGGGTGGTTCTATTGTTACAGTAGCCGCATTAGATGAGCTTGTAACATCTGAAACAACCATATAAACTTTATCGTGTGATGCAAACTTTATAAAATCACCAGCTTTAAATCTACCAGCACCATCACTAGCAAAAGAATCCATAGCAATAGTCGTATCACCAACTGCGTGAACTCCATTAACTAATACTGTGCCTGTTTCACTTCCTCTAGCATCTTCTATCTCAGGTGGGATTATTGTAAAATTTTCTTTTCTTGATCTTTGTTTCATAATAAAAGCCATTAATTCACCATATACATCTGATCTTTTTCCAATAATTATTTGTGCAGTAAAAGCAAATCTTTGACCATCAATTTGTCTTGCAAGTTTTTTACCTGAGTCTGATTTTGAAATAATAGTATTTTGGATAGACTTAATACCCATTGTTGAAAATGCAGAACTTGATATTGGAAATGCACCTGACATTATATTAAATTACCTTGACCCTTTTCATTTAAAGATTGATTTATTAGTTGAGATATAGTTCCTCTTGATCTTATGAGTAATTCTTCAAAACCACTTGCGTCAACAGTATTGATGTTAAAATTAACATTTACAGGACTTCCATTTGTTCCTCTTGCTGATTGTGTAATTTGTCCTGATGAGTTTGGTATAAACATTTCAGCACCTCTTTCGCCAACTATTGTTGGCTGTCCTTTTCTTACTGCACCACCACTAGCAAAAAATGGAAGTTTAAAACCACCTGAAGCAAAATTAAAAGCCGCCATAGCCGCTTGTAAGCCAAGTTGTTTTTCCATCTCTCTTGATTGCATTCTTAATGAAGCGGTCTTATCATCTTCGTTTTTCAATATTGTTTTTGTTAATAATTTTTCAATACCAAGTAAAGCTATTCTCTCAATAGTTTTTGCAACTATTTCTACAAGTATTGATTGTGCTAATTGTTTCAAAGATGCGTTCAAATCTTTACCTAATACAACTGCTTCAGCTAAACTTTTAGATACTGACCCAACAGATTTAGTAATAGTACCAACAATTTCTTTTGATAAATCAAAAGCATCATTTTGTTTTTTTATACCATCTCTAATTTTTTCAAATAATGTTTGTTGCTTACCTAATTTAACATTTGTATCATCAACTGATTTACCAACCTTGTCAATTTCAACAACTAAAGGAATATCTTTACCTAATAATCTTAATAAGTTTTCTACTTGTCGTCTTACAAATCCAACTGCTCTTGCTACTGCTCTTACTGCTGCGGCAAATGCTTTTACTACAACAGTTAAAGTTTTACTAATTGCTCTACCTACTGCTTCAAAGTCTGCTGAGTTTGCTTCTATAAATTCGTTTAGTGATTTAAATTCTTTTTTAAGTTGATCAAAAAATCCCTCTCCAGCTACATCTCTTTTAAAATTAAAAAGTTTATCACCAAGCATTGATAAAGTTCCTGTAAATGTATTTGCTAATTCATCAGTTGCTTTACCAAATCTACCACCTTGACCAAAAACTTTTTCAAAAGCTTTTATCGTTTCTTCTGCTGAAACAGTAGCACCAGCACTAAATCCTAATAAATCTCTTACACCTCGTTCTCTAAAAATATCTGCTGAAGCTATACCACCAGCAAATGATCTTTGTATTTGTTCTGCTGTTGTAGCAAAATCTAATCCTGTTACTGCCGCAACATTACCAGTTATTTCTAAAATTTTTGATAGTTGGTCTGCATCTCCAGCTACAACTGCAAGATTACCTGATGCTTGTTGGATTTGCTCTAGTGAGAATGGAACTTTAGCGGCAAAGTTTGCCATAACATCAAAAGCTTTTGCACCCTCTTCTGTTGAGCCAAATAATTGTTTTAATCTAACTTGTAAATCTTCTATGCTTCTTCCTGTGCCAACTATTGATCTGATTGCTAAACCACCACCAAGTCCTACTAATGCACCTTGAACTGAAAATATTGAATCTTTTAAACCTTTTAATCTTCCTCTAACACCTTGAAAAGCTTGTTGTGTTTTATCTTTAGCTGTTATGTTTATCTTTAAATTTTGTGCCATTATTTATACTTTGACTTATTTATTGCTTCTTTGTGTTCTTCATTCTCTATCATAAAATATGATACCCAATGGTTATACTCCCAAACTTCCATTTTTAAAAGTTCGGATAAAGTTATTTTTAATCTATCTGCTACTGTAAGTAAATTCTTAATTTCAGGTGTAAATTTTAGTTTTTTTTTAAATCGTCTATTGAGGGAACTAAAACCATCTTTTGTGCTATGCGTTGAAGAATATTTGGGTCTGCTTTTTCCATCAAAGTCTGTTTATCTTCTAGCTTAAATATTTTTTTACCATCTTTATCTAAAGCTTTCATAACTAAAACATCAGCTAAGATTGCTATGTCATTAAGATTATCTGATTTTTTAAGTAGTCTATTTTTCTCTAAAAGTGTAATAGGATTCCAATATAAAATAACTGGTTTGCCATTCTCATCTTTCCATTCAGAAACTTCCATAGATTGAACACCTATGTTTTCAAAATGTGATTTAGCGATGTCAATAACTGACATATATCAATATTATTCAGTTCCTATTGTTAAAGCACCAGTTCCTTGAAAAGTAACACTTCTTGCAACTACTCCGTCAAGTGGTTGATTTACACTCATTCCTGTAACGATACCTGAACCCTCAAATTTTCTATCACCTGAAGTAGAACCCTCTGGTAATAATTTAAATGTTAAAGTTGTTCCAGCCGTCATTTGAGTTTGTGCTGAATCAGTTTCGTCAAAGTGCATTTCTAAAGTTCCTGAAAATGAAGTTCTGCCAGCAACAAAAGTTTTTGCTGAGTCTGCCATTTTTGTACTTTCAACAACATCTCCTGTTGTTTCTAAAGTAAATGAAGTTAGTTCACCGACACCTGTGCCACCGATTGCTACTTCACCCTCTTTACCGTGATGTACTGCCATTTTTTTTCTCCTATAATTAAATTGTTATATTAGTTTTCTTCTTCTTCGTCAATTTCTTCTTCATCATCATCTTCAAATTCTTCTTCATCTTCAAATGACTCATCTTCTTGATCTCTTAGTTCTGCAAGTAAATCTTTGATTTCCTCACACATAAGACTTTCCTTGTCGTGCAATTTTTCAACACTATCTATCTTCTTTTCTATTTTATCAATTATTTTATCTTTGTTCATATTATCTCCTATGGTGTTCCAGCTTGAAACTCGTAAGTACACCTAATAGTCATTCTTATACCACCTATCGGAAACAATGTACCCTCGTCTGTTTCTACAGATATAACTTCTGTATCAAGTGCATTACTACTTCTTGTAATATCAGATTCTAAGGCAGTTTCAATAGCAGTAATTAACTCATTCCTTTTTGTATCAATATTGACTTCTGCACCTTTTACAAAACCTAATATCAAGAAATCAATAGTACCAATCCTTGTTTTTGCACCACTACCTATTTCTTGATCTTCTCTTGTTTCTTCTGATGTTTGTATTATTACTGCTGGATATTGTTTGTCTGATAACTCATCTAATTGAAAAGGTTGTCTTGTAGCTTTTTTTATATCAGGACTTGATATGGCTGATATAACAGTAAGTAGATTTGATGCAATATTTTCTCTTTTACTCATATTTTAAACTTCCTTAATTCTTTTTCTACAAATTTATTAAATGTTCTTTGTATAATCTTTTCTGTTCTTGTATTAAAGCCAAAAAATTTTCTTTGTGGTTCAGTAGTTACTTGAACAAAAAATGCTCTGTCTGTAGCTTCTTTTCTTGCAAATGCTAAAGTAACTTTATGTTTCCCTGTTTTTTTTACCATAGATGGAGTCAAAGCACCCATCATTACATTATCGTAAATTAAATCAACTGCTGTAGGTTTGCCCTCTTTTTGTAATTTTTTTAAATAACCCTCTGAATAAGGTGCAAATCTTTTATCATTAAAATCAACACCCTTTTTAGTAGTTTTTTCTCTTATAATGGCAACTAATTGAAACCCAGCTTGTTTTACACCTTTATCAATAACTCTTGGTAAAACAGCACCAAACTTTTTGAATTTAGCTGATAATTGTTTTTGATTTGTTTTAATATTTACATTAACAGCCATTATCTATTCAATCGTCTATATCCGTGTAAAGGTTCTCTTTCATTAGATACGATTGACCCATCTGCTGTTGAATCATACTCAACACCATCTTCTAGTATTGATCTAAATTCTCTATTATATTCTGACATATAATATTCACCCAT